GGTAATTGAAAACGCAAACATTGGTTGGGCAGTAATACAAGAAGTTATAGACAGAAACTACCAAAACCTATATTATTCATACAGAGATTTAGGTTATGTCGATGAGGATATTCATCTTAGAAAAGGTTTTGATTTAAAAAGAAAAGACGATATGGTTCCTGGGTTCTCAATGACAAGTAGAACTCGCCCATTGGTTATATCTAAATTAGATACTTATATGAGAGAACGAACACCAATGATTAGGTCAAAAAGATTAATCGATGAGTTGTTTGTTTTTATATGGAATGGTAGTAGAGCAGAAGCTCAACGAGGTTATAATGATGATTTAGTAATATCTTTCTCAACAGGTCTTTGGGTTAGAGATACGGCATTGAAGTTAAGACAACAAGGTATGGACTTAACAAGAACTACATTAACCCACATAAAAAGGAATCAACCAGGTGCTTATAACAATAGAAACCTTGGAATAGACCCTTGGAAACAGAAAGACCAGCATGGTAATGACCAAGATTTAACTTGGTTGTTATAAAATTTGGAAATAAACTATTTTTTTTGTATATTTATAGAATGTATAAGTATACAATATAATTAGAAGTAGAAAATATGGCAGATAAATCATTATTTGGTAGACTAAAGAAATTATTCAACACCCAAGTTGTTGTTCGTAGAATTGGTAAAGGTAACACACAAGCTATCGATACTCAAAGACTACAATCACAAGGTAACTTGAGGAGCTCGTCCTATTATGATAGGTTCGGTAGATTACACACTACAAGAAAGCATTGGGAAACTTATAATAACCAATTCAACTACCATTCAAATAAATTAGAATTATATACAGATTATGAAGCGATGGATAAAGATTCAATCATCGCATCTGTATTAGATATATACTCGGATGAATGTACCCTAAAAAATGATATGGGTGATGTTCTTAGAATTAAGACAAATGACGAGAATGTAAAAAAGATATTACAAAACCTTTTCTATGATGTACTGAATATAGAGTTTAACCTTTGGTCTTGGATTAGAGGTATGAATAAATATGGTGATTACTTTTTACATCTTGATATTGAAGAAGGTGTGGGTATTGTAAACGCATCACCAATGTCAGCATATGAAATAGAAAGAGAAGAAGGTTTTAATCCAGAGAATCCTTATGAAGTTAGATTTAAGTTAGGTTCAGCTGGCGCAGCTCATGGTGTCGCATCTAACAAACAAGCAGACTATATGGAGTTTTATCAAATGGCACACTTTAGATTAATGTCAGATACAAACTTCCTTCCATATGGTCGTTCTCTAATTGAAGGTGCAAGAAAAACTTGGAAACAATTAACTCTTATGGAAGACGCAATGATGATTCATAGAATTATGAGAGCGCCTGAAAAAAGAGTGTTCAAAATCGATGTAGGTAACATTCCACCTAATGAAGTTGATAATCACATGAGAAGTATTATTGACCAAATGAAGAAAGTTCCTTACCTCGACCAAAATACAGGTGACTACAACCTTAAGTTCAACCTTCAAAATATGTTAGAAGATTACTATCTACCTGTTAGAGGTGGACAAAGTGGTACTGAGATTGATTCCCTAAGTGGAATGGAATTCGGTGGTATTGATGATATTGAATATCTAAAAAATAGAATGTTAGCAGCACTTAAAGTTCCAAAAGCATTTATTGGATATGAAGAAGGTGTTGAGGGTAAAGCAACATTAGCACAAGAAGATATTAGATTCGCAAGAACTGTTGAGAGATTACAAAAAATTGTACTATCTGAATTAACAAAGATTGCAATCATTCACTTATACTCACAAGGATATGAAAATGCAGACTTAGTTAACTTTGAATTAGAGTTGACTAACCCATCAATCATATACGAACAAGAGAAAGCAAATCTTTGGACTGAAAAAACAAGACTTGCAAGTGATTTAAAAGACCTTAAGATGGTATCTCAAGAATGGGTATACAAAAACATCTTTAATATGTCAGACGATGAATGGAAACTTGAACAAGGTAAGGTAATAAACGACCTTAAGTTAGGTTTCAGACATGAACAGATAGAATCTGAAGGTAATGACCCAATAAAATCAGGTGAGTCGTTTGGTACTCCACATGATTTAGCTATGATACAACAAAATGGTGATGGTGAAGAAGGTTCACAAAACGAATATGGTAATTCGGGTGTTCCAAGTAACCCTCCTGGTGCACCAGATGGTGGATTTGATGGCGCGGGAAGACCACCAAAGGCAGGGAACTACAAAACGGATGATAATCCATTTGGAAGAGACCCAATTGGACAAAAAATGAATAGAAGAGCGTCCAAGCCAGAGACATCTTATAGTAAACATAAGATATCACCATTGGCATATGAACAAGCCGAAGCTATGAAAAGTAGTCTTAGTAAGATGAAGAGAAAAACAAGAAGTGTAATACTTGAATCTTTGAAAGATGACTCCAAACCTAATGATAAAGGTGGGTTGTTAGATGAGAACAATTTAATAGATGACACGATTTAGTTTTTTTTTAGATATTTATAGTGTAGTTGTTAATAATTAAGGTAATAAAAATGGGAAAATTAAAACATAGTAAATTTAAAAACACAGGAATTCTGTTTGAACTATTAGTTCGACAAATTGCCTCTGATACTTTATCAGATAATACCTGCTATGCAACTCAGATTATAAAAAAACACTTTACAAAAGGTTCTCAACTCGCAACAGAGCTAAAATTATATCAAGCTCTTACAAAAGAGAACTTTGACTCTCAATATAAAGCACAAGAGTTCTTAAACATTGTTTTAAAAGAACGAGCTAAGTTAATTGAAGGTACTTTAAAAAGAGAAAAGTACAATTTAATCAAATCTATAAAAGATTCATATCTTATTGAAGACTTTTTTAAATATAGAGTTTCAAATTATAAAGAATTAGCATCTGCATACAAATTATTTGAAAATAGTGAATCACAATCACCAAAAGAATATGTAGAGTGTAAGAATACAATCTTTGAATCAATAACAACAGATAAAGTTGTAATAACAGAGGATGTATCTAACAAAGAATATCAGAAACAACCAAAAGAGGTTAGACTATTAGCATATAAGTTCTTAGTAGACTCGTTTAATTCAAAATACTCGACTCTTTCAGAATCTCAAAAACTTATATTGAAAAATTACATCAATAACATTGACAATTCTCAAAATTTAAGAAAATTTGTTGTTTCTGAGGTAGCTAGATTGAAAAGAGAATTAAAATCTATTAAGATTTCCGATAAAGTTACTAATATTAAACTTAATGAAACAATAAATCTTATAAAAGAGTTAACTAAGCATAAAGTAGTTAACGAAAATCAAATATTAGCTCTATTAAGATATAATCAATTACTTGACGAATTAAGGAGAAGATAAATGTCTAAATTTTTACTTGAACAACTCGATAAAAGATTCGAGGAATTGGAAGAAAAGAAAACTGTTCTACTTGGACAAGAAGAAGAGGAAGAAGAAACTAAAGATGAAGCCAATGTTACAGGTAATTTAGATGGTGGCGCAGGTCCACCAAAAACTCCTTATGCGTTTGCAAAAAGTGAGGACGATATGGACAATGACCACATAGAAGTATTTGGGTACAAGAAATCTAAGAAGTCAAACAAGAATATTAAGAAATTAGAATCTGTTAGTAAGATTGAAGCTAAGTTAGAAAAAATAGTTGAGGCTAGTTATCGTGATTACAAACGAGATGACTCTATGAAAGCTCATCAAAAAGTAAATACTTCAATTAAAGAGATTAATAGATTGATGTGGGAAATTACAAAGATTGTAAATCAGAACTCTAAACTAAAAACTGAAACGGGTGTACATACTGGTCAGTATTGGAAGTCTACTCAAAAAAGATTTGGTAAGATTTCTGAAAGAATGTTAAAAGTTGCACGACAATTAAAAGAATTGAGTGCTTAATATGTCTTGTGGGTGTGAAAATAAAAAGGTGACCTTGAAAGAGGAGTTGGAAATCACAGATATCCAACAAATACGAAAGTTAATTCGTCATGAATTAGCCAGAGTATTCTTTGATTTATATCGTAAGAAAAAACAATGGGAAGGTTAGATGAAATCACTTTTAATTGATACAATGATATTTGAAGTAACTCCTACTATGTTGGCAGAGGCTAAATCTGAACATGGTAGATTTCTGGTAGATGGTGTTTTACAAAGAGCAAACGCTAAAAACCAAAATGGACGAGTATATCCAAAAGATATATTAAGAAGAGAAGTTACTAAGTACTTAGGAAAAGAAATCGCAGAGAATAGAGCGTATGGTGAATTAGACCATCCAGAATCATCAGTAGTTGAATTAAAAAACACTTCACACATTGTAAGAAATGTAAAGTGGAGAGGTGATGATGTAATCGGAACAGTAGAAATTCTAAATACACCATCAGGAAAAATATTACAAGAAATTATAAAAGCAGGTTGTACTGTTGGTATCTCTTCAAGAGGTATGGGTTCTGTAAAACAGATAAGTGAAGATGGGACTGTTGCAGTAGAACAAGACTTTGAATTAATTTGTTGGGACTTTGTATCTAACCCATCAACTCATGGGGCATTTATGTCGCCAAAGAATGAAGGTGTTATAAATGAAGGTATTAGTAGAAAACAAGATACTTATAAGTATAATAAAGCACAAGACATTATGAGAGACATCATCTGTGAAGTTGGTGGCTATTGTGAATGTTTTTAGATTAGGGATATATTATGAAATTAAAAGATTTACTTAACGAATCATCAAAGTCTTACAAAAGAGTAAACATTGGTGAAGAAGAGCAAGAAAAGAAAATGACTTCAGAAGAAAAAAGAGCATTTCTTGAAGCCGTATCTGCATATAAGAAATTTGGTGAAACAATTTATCGTAATGGTGACCTTATGGAAACATATGGCGCAATTAAGAACATTGTTGAGAATGCAAACAAAGTAACACTCGAAGAAACGGGTGATTGGTTTGATAGAGTTACTGTTAACAGACATATGAAATCAATGAACGAGTCATTTAAAGTTTTTCAAAAAACATTAAGTGAAGTTCACACACTACAACAAAGAATGGAGTCTACTTATGATGAAATCGGTGAAGTACTTTCGAAATATTATGAAATTAAAGAAGGAAATGAATTCGGCGCTGAAAGAGCTAAAGCAATCGCTAAAGGCAAAGATGAGTTCGAAGTAGATGGAAAAAAATATCCTGTAAAATCAGTTGACAAAGATGATAAAGAAAATGCAAAAGAATTTACTAATGAATCTAAGTCAATGAAACTAACAAGTTTATTAAACGAGTCATTTGGATTGGGCGAATTACCATCATCTAAATTAAAGAAGATGAAAGTATCTGCTAAAGAAATGATGGATTCAGTTAACCCAAAAAATAAAGCAATCGTTGAATCATTCTCTACTGAAGAAAAAAGAATCGTAATGATGGCAGTTAGAAAGATTGCTAAATACATGAACAGAGACCTTGCAACTGCATTGAGTTATGTAATTGGTGCAGCACAAGAATTAGAAAGAAGTGGTAAGGTAAAGTAATGATTAAATTAAAAGACATATTAACGGAAATCTCAGCAATCGGTGGATTAAAGCAGGTTGTAAAAGGTAATACTGATAGAGTAGAAGGAATCAAAGTATCAAAAGAAATGGCACAAGCTATGATTGATTGGTTTAACTCTTCACCTTATGGTAGAAAATATCCAAATGCTAAAAAAGGTAGATTACATTTATCAATAGGTATTATGATGTCTTTTGGTTTAGATAGATATGCTAAACATAAAGGTGCTAAAGAAGAATTGAAACACTTGAAAACATTAGCAAAAGCAATGAGAGGTGACTAATGGATAAGACGGAAATCTTACAAGATATTTCAGTAGACCTTTCTTTTATGTACAAGAAAGCACTTAAGAATATTAAAAAGTTAGACCCTAAGACAAGACAGCAATTTGCAAAGTTGTTTGTTGACTTTAAAAATAAAGTGGATGACTTATCTGAAGGTGTTGGAATGAATCGTAGACTTCATATGGGTATAAACGAAGCTAACTACAATACCAAACAAGATGCGATGAACGCATATATGAAAGGTAAAGTAACTGCACAAGAATTAGATAAGATTGCAAAAAATGATTTTAAATCATCAGTTGCAACTAAAAAAGAATTACAAAACTTTATGAACTCAGGATACATGAAAGAGTTGATGGCCAATACATATGGACTCAAAGTACCTGCTATGGAAAAGAAAGTTAAAGAATTAATGAAGTACGCGAGTTAAGGAACATTATGATAAAACTAAAAAACTTATTAAGCGAAAAGGCTGACCCAGCATTAAAAGATGGTGAGAAAAAAATCATCGCAAAGGCAATGAGTAAAGCTATTGGTCGTGATGTTGAAGTTAACATGGACGATGTTGAATACCATACAGGCACAAGTACATTCTACGCAGGTAATGGTGGCGAAACACAATTATTCGTTGGATATTACGAAGATGAAGACAAACCATACAATGTTAGTATTGAAGATGGTTCAAAGCAATACGCTCAAGTAGATGCAAAAAATATTAAGGATGTTATAAAGGCAGTAGTTACATTATCAAAGAAATTCAAAAAGAACCTATTAGAATCTAAAAAATCAGTAAACGAAGATTACTCATCACATTACAGTCCTCAAGTTGGTTTATTTTATCTTGAAGGTGTTCCATTCACAAAGGAAAGAATTGTAGAAGTAATTAAATATTTTAGAAGTGCTAAAATAAAATCTGCAGTTAGTCAATTTGAATACCGACCAACGCTTCTTATAAAAGATAAAGAAAATAATGAATCAGTAACTATTGATGCTAGACGATTAAAAACATTAATTGACTTCTACAAAAAAGATAGTGCTAAGTTAGCATCTGATAAAGATTTCAAATAATTTATATTTACTAAAATAATTTCTATATTTATTAACATCGGTCACTAATGGCCGGTGTTTAATTTTTTATATATGCAAAAAAGATACAAAAAAGTAAGAAGGGAACAAATGATTATCCCTGGTAAATTCAAAGCCGCAAAAGTAATCAACGGAAATATTGAAGCCGCACTTAAGTTTTTTAAACGACAAGTTAAAGAATCAAATGTCTTACAAGAACTTAAGGACAGAAAAGAGTTTATAAAACCATCCGCAGTTAAAAGAAAACAAAAGATGGACGCTATCAGAGCAGAATATATAAGAAGAATTAGGTCAAACGATTAAATAAAATAGTAAACACTTACTGTTTTTGGTTTTAGACCTATATTTATAAACCGAACACAATACCACTCCCCAATGAGTGGTCACTTATTTTTATAATAGTAATCACTATTAAGATTCCAAATAATCTTATTATCCAAAATTTAATTAAGGAGAGACAGAAATGGCTAAATCTGATTTATTAAAAGAAGCTATCGCTGACGCAAAGGCAGTAAAAGAAACTGCATTAGCAAACGCAAAGATGGCCTTAGAAGAAGCCTTCACTCCAAAACTTCAATCAATGTTATCTCATAAGATTGCTGAAGAATTAGACGAAGACGATATCGAAGAAGATGAAGTTGCTGACGAAATGGCAATGGCATCTGATGAGGAAGTTGCTGACGAAACCTATGAAGGTGAAGAAGTAGCTGACGAAAACGAAGATATGGACGAGTCTGATGATGAAGTATCTGAAGAGGAAGTAGCTGACGAGGAATTAGATACAGAAGATAAAGAAGAAGTCGAAGACATCGCATCTGATGTTGTTGATGGACATGAAGACGAAATGCATGACGAAGAAGAAGCTGCTGAAGAAGCAGAAGAAGAAGCGCCTGCAGACGAAATGAATGACATGGACGAAGATGAAATGGACGAAGACGAACTTGATTTAGAATCTGTAATTAAAGAATTAGAAGCTTCTATCAACGAAGAAGAAGTTGAAGAGGAAGAAGAAGTAAAAGAAGAACTTGACTCATCTGATTTAGGTGACGGCGAAAACGCTGAACCATCTGATGATGCTAACGATTCTTCTGACATCGAAAACGATGACGAGTTAAATATTGACGAAATCATTGAAACATTAAAAGAAATGTCAGACGAAGAAGTAGATGAAAACGAAGAAGAAGAAGTTGAAGAATCTGTTGTAAACGAAGAAGAAGAAGTTGAAGAGACTGAAGAAGTTGAAGAAGAAAATAAAGAGTTGGAAGAAGCATACGCTACTATCGAATCTTTAAAAGGAACTATCAACGAAGTTAATCTTTTAAACGCTAAACTACTTTACACCAACAAATTATTCAGAACTTTTGATTTGAATGAGTCACAAAAAGTTAAAGTTATCGAGAACTTTGATAGAGCTGCAAACTTAAGAGAAGTTAAGCTTGTTTTTGCTACATTAGGTGAAAACTTAAATGTTGCAAGAAAAAAGAAAACTGTTGTTAAAGAAGGAATCGCTTCTAAACCAACTGCAAGTACTGCACCTAGCAAATCAATAATCTCTGAAGGTAACGAAGTTGCTAACAGATTTAAGAAGTTAGCAGGACTAATAAAATAATTTAAAAACGGAGAAATCAAAATGGATACAAATTCATTATTAAACGAATCCGCTGGGTATACTAAGAAAATGTCTGATGAGGCAAAAGGATTAGTATCTAAGTGGGACAAGACTGGCCTTTTAGAAGGTATCGAGTCTGATTTTGAAAGAAGTACTATTGCTACTCTACTTGAAAACCAAGCAAGAGAATTAGTAAAAGAAGCTTCTTCAACAGGTACATCCGCAAACTCTGAAGAGTGGGCAGGTGTAGCACTTCCATTGGTTAGAAGAATTTTCAGCGAAATCGCTGCAAAAGAATTCGTTAGCGTACAACCAATGAACTTACCATCAGGTCTGGTATTTTACTTAGACTTTAAATATGGTACTGCACAACCAGGATTTGAAACTGGTGCAGGTAAAGATTCACAAACTGACTCAGTATTCGGTGTAACTGAAACTGCAAGTGAAGCAAGTGAAGGTCTTTACGGAGCAGGAAGATTTGCATATTCAATCAACGAGACTGAATCTGGACCTTTAACTCAAGCAGCAGCTGGAGCAGTAGCGGCAGCTAGTACATTTACATCTGAATCATTCGCAAATGGTGTCGCTTTAGACCCAGCAATCGATTATGATTCAAGCTTCTCACAATCTTTATCAGCAGCTGATAGAGCATTGTTAAGAAGAGTAACAGTAGCTAACGCATCGTTAAGTGGTGCTGATTTAGAAGGCGTAAGAGCATTCGAAATTAGTGGTTCTAACATCGCAGCTTACTATCCTGCATACACTAAAGCAAATGTTTCTGGGTCTAACTCAGTATCATTCATGGTTAAATTAGTAGGTGCTACTAACGCAATCGCTGGTGTTAAAGTAAAATACCAAAAGCAACCAACTGACATTACAAGAGGTGACTTTGAAGACACAACTTCAGGTGGTTCAGACTTAGGTATTCCAGAATTGAATGTTGAACTTAGAAGTGTTCCAATCGTAGCTAAGACAAGAAAGTTGAAAGCACAATGGACTCCTGAGTTCGCACAAGATTTAAACGCTTATCACTCAATTGACGCTGAAGCTGAATTAACTTCTATGTTATCTGAGTACATCTCACAAGAGATTGACTTAGAAATCTTAGATATGTTAATGGAAAACGCTTTAACTGAAGCTAAGTGGTCTGCTAGAATCGGATATTCTTGGGATGGTAGTAAATTCACTTCAAGTGGTCTTAACGCAGCAGTTGAGAGATATACTCAACAACAATGGTTCCAGACTTTAGGTACTCAGTTACAGAGAGTTTCTAACCAAATCCACGCTAAGACAATGAGAGGTGGAGCAAACTTTATGGTAGTATCTCCTGATGTTGCTACTATCATCGAGTCTATTCCAGGTTATCAGTCAAATGGTACAGGTAACGAAATGCAATTTGCGTTTGGTGTAAGCCAAGTAGGTTCTTTCGCTAACAGATACCAAGTGTACAAAAACCCATACATGAAAGAGAATGTAATTCTATTAGGATTCAAAGGTTCTCAATTCTTGGAAACTGGTGCAGTTTACGCTCCATACATTCCATTAATTATGACTCCTCTTGTGTATGACCCAACTAACTTCCAACCAAGAAAAGGTGTAATGACTCGTTACGCTAAACAAATGGTAAGAGGTGAGTTCTATGGTAAAGTAATTTGTCATGGTTTAGAGGCAATAAGCGGATAATCATAAGATTATAACTTAATGTTATTAAAAGGGTGGCTTCGGTCACCCTTTTTTTTATGCCTACGGATATTTATAATAAACCAAAAGAGGATTGTCTATGGCAGAGAATATCGCGAAGAAAGCTCCAAAAGGAAATGTTAGATTTTCAATAAGTTTATCAGAAGAGCAAAAACAAGCAAAAGCACAAATAAGAAATCATCCATTTAATTTTATATTAGGAAAAGCAGGTAGTGGTAAAACACTATTAGCAGTTCAGATTGCACTTGATAGTTTTTTTAAACGAGAAGTTAATAAAATAGTTATAACAAGACCTACCATATCAAATGAAGACAACGGATTCTTACCTGGCTCATTAGATGAAAAAATGGAACCCTGGTTAGTTCCAATTCGTTCTAATATGAGAAAAGTCTACAACAAACCTACAATCTTAGAAAAGATGGAAAAGGATGAGAATATTGAATTAGTATCTTTATCACACTTTAGAGGAAGAACTTTTGATAATTCAATAGTTATAGTAGACGAGTTTCAAAACTTAACTAAACAACAATTAGCTATGGTCTTGGGTCGTTTGGGTAAACACTCTACAATGATGTTATGTGGTGACCCTCAACAAATAGATTTAAAATTTGCAAACGACTCAGCGGTACACGAAGTTCATAAACTGAAGGAATCGTTATTTGTTTTTAATGTAAACTTAAAAGACAACCATAGACACGAATCTTTGGATGAAGTCTTAAAATTATTATTTTCATATGATTAATTTCAGTTATTGAAAATAATAAACTATTTATATAGGTAAAAGTATTTTAATTGGAGAAAAAATAGATGCCATTCGACTATTCAGGTTCATTTAGCGGTTCATTCTTTGGGGATATAACATCATCTAATGGTGTAATATCATCATCTGCGCAAGTAACATATAATTCTATACAGAATAGACCTCAAACAATAACTGCATTTCAAAAGAACTCGATAACTGCAGCAAATAACTTTAGACAAAAAGTATATCCAATTACATCAGGTTCTATTTCTACAAGAATCACATCATTAGAAGCAAGAAATAATTACACAAAAGCAGAAATATCAGGAGCGTTTGGTACTACCTCATCATCTTTAGCAACAAGATTAACAAATGTTGAAGGTGCCGGTTATTTAACATCGGCAAGTGCTGCAGCCGCAGGATTTGGTAGTGGTGGTGATACACTTCCTGATGGAACAATATCATCATCTGCACAAATAACGGCATTAGGATTCTCAACCACAGATAGTACAGGTTCAGAACAAACATTATCATTTAATGATGGAAACAACTCATTAAGTATTTCAGGTGGAAATTCAGTAGATTTATCATCACTTTCAGGTGGCGGTGGTGGTGGAGCCGGATTAAACATAACTGCATCAGATGAAGGAACTGCACTAAGTAAAATAGTTCGTAGTTTTGATTTTGTAGGTAACGCAGTTACGGCAACCAATGATGGTAACGCAGTTACAGTTACAATCAATACAAGTTCGGTATCATTACCAAGTGGGTTAATATCATCTTCGGTACAATTACCAAGTGGATTGGTATCATCTTCGGTACAATTACCAAGTGGGTTAATATCATCTTCGGTACAATTACCAAGTGGGTTAATATCATCTTCAATAACAAGTGTTAACTCCTCATCGGTATCCGAACTAAGTAACTATACTTCACAATGGACATTGGGTGCAGATGGGAATAGTCATTACACATTTACTGGTCCAGGTTTAATAGGTGCAGAAAATGACCCAACTCTTTATTTAACAAGAGGTCAAAAGTATAAATTTATAAATAATATGGGAGCTCACCCATTTAGGATTCAATCAACTCCTAATGGTTCGGCAGGTTCTGAGTACAATGATGGTATAACAAACAATAATGTTTCAAATGGAACATTAACTTGGAATGTACAATTCGATTCACCAAGAGTTTTATATTATCAATGTACTGCTCATGCAAATATGGGTGGGGTTATCTATATTGATAACGCAAATACGGGTAGTAGTAGCGGTGGTGGTTCAACCGACATTAGTGCATTGAATACTTTTACAGGGTCAGCTATATCTAACAATCAGACTTCTTCAATGTCGGTAGCTACCGCATCTTTTGTTTCATTTGATGGAAACCGAGTCGTATCAAATACAGACTTACCATCAGGTGTTTACAATAATAACTTTGGAACAACTACTTCTTTATCAGACTTTGTTGAAAAGGTATTCTTTCCAAATACAGTACCATCAATTAGTACAACTGGATTTACAATTGGTGAATTTGTAGCAAGTGGGTCTTCTGTTGGAACTGTTAGTGCAACAGACGCAGAAGGACAATCGATTACATTTAGAACTGCAAGTTCTTATACGGCAGATAAATTTAGAATAGCATCAAATGGAGCTATAACACTAAATACAAAATCAACGGCATCATTAAATACTGATAACACACCAGGTAGTGGTTCACATCCATTCTTAGTAGAAGCAGTAGATACATTCGCAGGTGTTGGTTCAAAAACAATATACATTAGGGTAACACCTAACACTCCACCGAAGTGGAGACAAACATCAGTCGGTGGTTCTGTGGTAACTACATTTACACAATCACTAAACGAAAACTCAGCAGCGGCAAGTAACAAAGTTAGAGTTTATTTCACCGATGATGAGAGTGATACAATCACAATTGGTAGTGGTTCAGTCCCAAGTGGATTTACAATTACTAAAGCAAGTACATATGTTCAGTTAAATCAGACAACATCATCATTGGATTATGAAACTACACCAAAATATGAGTTAGTTTTAACTGCAAGTGATGAACACTATGTAAGTGGTGATGATACTGAAGCAATTGCATACTTACCATTCCAAATAAAAGTTGTTGATAACATAAGTCCAACAGTAAATGACCAAACATTGGGTAGTATTAATGAAAATAGTAGTAATGGTGCAAGTGTTGGTACAATAACCGCAACAGACCCAACGAGTGATACTATTGTATTTAGTAATTTTACATTAAAAGAAGCAAATTTAGATGGTGGTTCAAATATTACCTCATCTTTAGGTGGTAATTCACTATATGACCCACATTCTAATCCATTCCAATGTAGTTCTGCAGGTGTTGTAACAAGAAGGAATGGAGTTTATCTAAATTCTGATGTTGCAAATAGATATTTTTACCAAGTAACAGTAAAAGACGCATTTAATACAACATCTGATACAGGTTTAATTAGAATTAATATCGCAGATGACGCGGCAAGCTCAATATCTGATAATTGGAGTAACTTATATGTTATAGAATCTGCAACAAGTGGTGATGATATTAAAATTATCTCAAATGGTAGAACAGGAACAAGTGCACAATGGTCATCAGCGGCATCTCAACGATGGGAAGTTAAATCAACAGGTAATTTAATTACATTAACAAGTGCAACGGGTTCTTCAACAACATTAGAACTTGCAAATAACCTAAGTGGTTCGGCATACGCAAGTGGAAGTACAATTGCAGTAGAACTAACTGCATCAGAGCATGGATTCGAAACAACTAAACAATATGTAAATCAAAATATATCAGTTGTTATCAATAATGCACCAGTTCCAAGTTTCAGTAACACATCTGCAAACTTAAATACAAATGGTGCAAGAAGTGGAAGTACACTTTCAACAATATCATTTACAGATACAGAAAGTGATTCACTAAACCATACTTCATTTACTTTTACAGACCCAAGTGGTCAATTAAATGCATATAAATCTGGTGATACTTATTTAGTACAACCAAAAAATAATTTAAGTGGTTCTGCTTATCAAATGACGGCATCTATAAAAGATAGTCATGGATTTAGAACAGGTACTACTAAACATAGTGTAACAATCGCTCAATCACCAATCGGTACTTTAGGTGGTGATACAACATCATATATTATAGAATCTGCAGTTAGTGGTTCTGTACTTAGAGACGCTACTGGGTTTGGAAATGGTAACGCATCTCAATTAACAGTAAGTTATTCACCACAATATAACTCAGCCGCAGTTCAATCATTTACATCATCCAACGCCGCAATTGGTATTAACAATAGTGGTAACTTAACAATGAAAGTTCATGTTAGTGGTTCAAGTACAGGTAGTGGTGATGCAATTACATCAACAATAACATACAGAGACCAATTTGATAATATAGGAAGTGGTTCGGTAACAGTAAATGTATTCGCAAACCAAGCACCAACTGCAACATTTAATGAAGTAGGTGCAAACATGACCGCATCAGTTGCGGCATCAACTAATCTTACAACGATTACTATATCAGATACAGAATCGGATACACCATTCTCAGCTTCATTAGGTGGAACACACGCAGGTAATTTAAAACTTGTACCACAAAATGCAAACTCATCATCATATCAACTACAAAATACAGGCATAATCAGTAGTGGTGTTACTTACAATTATAGCGCATCAGTATTTGACAACTTTGATAAGTCAACAAGTTACAATAGAAGTATAACAATTCTTAACCCTGTAGCGAAAACATATGTTTATGGTTGGGATGGTGGTTCTGCGGCAAGTGAAGCAGCTGCAATCGCATCTATGGGTGATAGTGGTGGTGATGGAGTAGGAATCGAAGCAGGTTCAGTAATTGCAAAATTACAAAGTGGTTCACTTGGTACAACATTCAGTCCAACATATGTTGGTGGTACAATGCAATTATTTGGAAGTAGTTCAAAAACAACACTATCAGATAGTAGCGCAACAGGTCTATCAAGTTTTGGATATATAAACTTTAGTAGTGGTGGTTCAAAAAGATTAGTAGTAGTATTCCCATCAGCATCGAATCAAGGTGGTAAACCTGTAAGTATGTATGATGGAGTACCGCCGGATAGTACGGGTACTGCAAACGAATACTATGTATATGCAAAAGACTCATCAATACCTGGTACAATTGGAACAGGTGTATATTATTTCAATACTGAAAATGCAGTAGAAGGATATACAAGATGGGGAATGATTTTTGCAGAAGGTGAAAATACAAATAACTCAAGATATTATTTAATGCCTGACTCAGCGTCAGCACCATAATAAAAGGAAGAAGATAAATGGCAACAACGGCAGGTGATATTTATGTAAGAAGTGGGGCTTCGGGCTCATTCACATCAGTACAATATGTACAAGGTGGTTGGACTACTGTACCCTCTGCTTCAGACATGACAGGCATATATCACGACAGACTTAGAGATGGACAGGTAATTTGGGTAGAACATACCGAACAATTATATGTTACAAGAAAGTTTGTTGCATTTTCTACGCCGGGTTATGATGGAACGGATGATTCCGCATCATTCCATACAACTAATTTAGGTATTAGTGGTGGCGGCGGTGGTGGTGCCGGTGATATTACAAGTGTAGTAGCAGGAAATGGTTTAAGTGGTGGTGCAACAAGTGGTGCAGCAACTGTTACATTAGATACTAACTCAACTACATTTAAAGGTGGTGTTAGTAGTGTAATCACACCACTAAATAACTTTACAGGTTCAGCAAATACAAGTATTGCTGCATTAAATACTTTTACGGGTTCAAGTTTTGGTGGAATCTTTACAACAACAGGTTCTTTCAAATCAACTACTAATAATTTAGATATAACAGGTTCCGTTAGAGTTAGTAATGTAATTAAGTTTAAAGAATTAAGTTCTACACCTACATATGAAGAAGGTGGAATGTTTTATTCAGCATCTAACTTTTATATGGGGATAGGTAATTAATAAAAAAATAATCTATATTTATTGTATATAGATTTAAGAAGTTTCGCTATTGATGCATTGGTTGTGTATCATAATGTTTAAAAAAATAAATTAAAAGGGAAAACAAAATGGCAACATGGAAAAAAGTCATTGTCTCGGGTTCGATAGCTAGTTTAGCCGAAGTTTCTGCATCAGTAGGATTCAAAGGTAATTTAGTCGGAAACGCAACAACGGCAACAACAGCAACTCAAGTTGGAAATAGTCTTACAGTAGATAATTCGACAATCCAACTTAACTCGGGTACCACATATGATGGTGCGGCGGGAAAAACTATTAGTATAAAAGATGGTGGTGTAACACTCGCAAAAATAGAAAGTATTGCAAACAATACAATCTTAGGTAATATAACAGGGGACACTGCAGCTCCATCGGCATTAACTAAAGCAAATGTATTAGAACTGATTAATGTTGAAAACGGAGCAGATGTAACTGACGCAGCAGGAATTAGAGCATTAGGTGCAGGAATTGTATCCTCATCAGCACAGGTATCTGCATTAGGTGGTGTTCAAAATTCAACAATAACAGTAACTGCAGGTAATGGTTTATCAGGTGGTGGTTCATTTACTACTAATACAGGAAGTAATGGAACTATCTCATTAGCAGTAGGTGTTGACGATTCAACAATCGAACTTAACTCAGACGCACTAAGAATTAAAGATAGTGGTGTTACTTTTGCTAAAATACAAAATGTCGCAACAGACACAATAGTAGGTAGAACTGCAGCTTCAGATGGTGTAGTAAAAGCTTTATCTAAATCAGAAGTTTTAGGTATATTAAATGTAGCAGATGGTGCAAACGCATTTACACTTACGGCAGCAGGTGTTAGAGGATTGGGTGCAGGAATACATTCAGGTTCAATCTCCGCAGCATCAGTAACTGAAATCAGTAACTTAACTGCAGACGAAGGTGCACAATTAGAGAACATCGGTACAACAACAATCTCAGCAACTCAATGGGGTTACTTAGGTGCAATGAACCAAGGTGTAACAAATAGTTCTAATGTACAATTTGCAAATATGGTAGTGACAGGTGATTTAACTGTTGAAGGTTCAAGAACAGAATTAAATGTTGCAAACTTAAATGTAGAAGACCAATTCATACTTATCAATTCTGGTTCAGCTGGTGCTGATGCTGGTATTATATTTGGTGGTTCAAGTGGTACTGCACAAGCAGGTCACGCAATTTATTGGGAAAGAACTGGCGCAGGTACTGGTAACTTCGGATTTGTCGAAGAATTAGCACATAATGCAACTAGTGCAAATATAGATTCTAAATTAGGTAATATTCAGACTTCAACGGGTGCAAATCCAACAACCGCTCCAACATTCCAAGGAGTAGGTACTATTAATGTAAGAACTGATGATGAAACTATTTGGATTTATTCTTAATAATTAAAAAAAAAGTTATGTCGAATCACAAAAACATTAGTAAAACAACACAACCACAAAAAAAAGAGACAAACCTCAAGCTTAGTAAAAATGAGCTTGAGGTTCTCTTGTTTTTAATATCCAATGGAACTTTCCAAGGACGAGATATTGAACGAATCTACAAATTAGCAGTAAAATTACAAAACGAACACGATAAATTATAAAGTTATGCAAGAATATGATGGATTAACAGAGGCAGATTTAAAAATAATTCAAATCGCTCTAAGTAAACTACAAATTACAGGTGCTGAAGCATCTATGATGGTAAATCTTCAACAAAAAATTCAAATGGAGATTGAATTACTCAAAACTCCTAAAGCAAAAAAGTCAAAAGGGTAATTCTTTCTTTTTTTCTTGATACTTATATACAAGGAATAAATTAAAGAACCTGGTTGTTGGCCCCCGAAAAGGGGAAGTGGGCTCAATAGTTGAGTTACCAACCGCAAAGAGGATTAGAATATGCCAAATTGGAAAAAATTAATAACTTCTGGCAGTAATGCCGTATTAAACAAAGTAACCGCCTCATCGGATGTATTATTCGAAGGTGGTTTTCAACTTGAAGGACAATTTAACGCAGGAGCGAATATTGTCCCACAAACCGACAATATAGGGTCGGTTGGTACATCAGCACTAACATTTAACGATGGTAGATTTACGAGTTTTACCGTAGATAATACATTAACGAGTAAATCAAGCTTGTCTGCCGTTGATATTACCGCATCTGGTCTAATAGAAATACCAACATACATTGAACATAAAGGTGATACCAACACTAAATTTGGATTTGGTGGTGCAGATAGTTTTGAAGTTAAAACAGGTGGTACAAAAAGACTACAAGTAAATAATAGTGGTGTTACAATTATAGGTACACTTGACGCAGAAAAAGAAAAACAAATCATTGTAACAAATGGTGAGGTACTCAAAAAAGAAATAATAACCGCATATGCACCTTTTGGGAATATAAACCAAATGGATGCAGAAGTTCAAACTGGTTATTGGCAATATGTAGCGCCTGTCGATGGATATATAGAATCAGTAATTGTAAGTCCACATCAATCTGCAACAAGTGGTACTGTTGGATTACAATGGAAAGAAGAGGGTGGCAATATTTCAACCGAAGTAAATGGAACAATTTCAGCAACCGCAGGTGTTCCAACAACCTATACTTTTGGTTCAACATATGCATTTAGTGGTAGTGCACCATTAAGTTTATTAGTAAATAGAGGTTCATCGGCCAGGTCAAGGGGATTTGGTTTCACAATAATATTAAGACTTGATTTTGTTAGTTAAGGGGTAAGTTATGGAACATATACATGGATTACATAAAGATACCTTAGTAGACATCAAAGGAAGAGTAAATAATAGACAAGGCGTTCCAATCAATTTGTCTAATATTGAACTTGGTGACTATATAAAAGGTTATGATGTTGAAAATGGGGTCATTAGGTACAATAAGGTTGTAACCAAATGGGAAAGAACTCTCGACTCCTACTTACAAATTAAACTTTCAGACGGAACTGAGCTAAAAACTTCTGTCGATATAAAAATATATAAAGATGGTGAATGGGTTTCACCAGTCGGTAACGAATCATGTGGTTGTGGTGATTGTAAATGTGGTACTACACCATTTTTCAATGGAATAAAGATAACTTCAGTAAAATTAGTTGAAAAACCAATAGAACTTATAAGTATCGAAGTAGAACCAGACCATAATTACTTTGTAGGTGAGTTACTAATACACAATACAGGTCCTCAAGGTGCTAAAGGACAAAAAGGACAAAAAGGTTCGGCAGGTTCATCTGGTTCAACGGGTGCAAAGGGAGCTACAGGTGCTCAAGGTGCAAGTTCTCAAGGTGCTCAAGGGCCAAAAGGTTCTCAAGGTGCTCAAGGTTCATCAGGTTCATCCGCACAAGGTGCTCAAGGACCAAAAGGTTCACAAGGTGCAAGTCCTCAAGGTGCTCAAGGTGCTCAAGGACCAAAAGGTTCACAAGGTGCAAGTCCTCAAGGTGCTCAAGGTGCTCAAGGACCAAAAGGAACTACGGGTGCTCAAGGTGCAAGTCCAACAGGTGCTCAAGGTGCTCAAGGACCAAAAGGTTCTCAAGGTGCTCAAGGTTCGAGTCCTAAAGGTGATACAGGGGCACAAGGACCAAAAGGTTCACAAGGTGCTCAAGGTGCCAGTCCAAAAGGTGATACAGGTGCACAAGGACCAAAGGGTTCACAAGGTGCTCAAGGAGCTAGTCCTACGGGGGCTCAAGGTGCTCAAGGACCAAAAGGTTCTCAAGGTGCTCAAGGTTCAAGTCCAAAGGGTTCACAAGGTGCTCAAGGACCAAAGGGTTCTCAAGGTGCTCAAGGTTCGAGTCCAACAGGTGCTCAAGGTGCACAAGGACCAAAGGGTTCTCAAGGTGCTCAAGGTGCAAGTCCAACAGGTGCTCAAGGTGCTCAAGGACCAAAAGGTTCTCAAGGTGCTCAAGGTGCCAGTCCAAAAGGTGATACAGGTGCACAAGGACCAAAGGGTTCACAAGGTGCT